AGAATAGCACCGCGATTCAGTGCTTGAACCACAGGACCATCGTGCCACACGGTCTCACCGTTGACGAGACGGAAACCACCAATCAGGTCATCCTCGTCGGTCTCAATGGTGATGTTGACACGAATCAGTTCACGCTTCAGTTGAGCACAAGCTTGCTCCACACTGAAAGTTTTACCGTTGCCAGAGAGACCAGTGATGAAGATAGGATAATACTGACGAGAAGAAAGAATCTTCTTAATATCACTAAAGTTACCAAAGCTGACGAAGGAAGCATCTTTCGCAGGAATAAAGTTTTCAGGATTTTCGACCACAGATTCTACGGCAGGTTGATTATAAGTTTGCTCCAGTTGCTCAATGGCAGTCAGATGCCACATGCCGCGATGCACCTTAAACTGCTCCAGTTTCTTGGTGAGAGTCTGGTAAGACATACCAATCTCATCAGAGTAGGCACGAAGATCGGCGGCAGTCACAACCGAACCGAAGCGGTCAATCAGGGGGGCGACTTCAAAGTTTTTCATGGTGTGGGTCGTTTGGTATGAAAGTATTATAGGGCAAAAGGGGTGGGGGCGCAAGCCCCTAAACGATAATTTTTTCTTATCTATAATCAATATGCAATAATTTTAACCTTTCATTTTGTTTCCAATCATCAAATAAAGGAGGGTATATCCAGTGATGTTTAACTTCTCTAACATTCCAATCAACAAATTTACCTTGTTCCATTTTAATTTCTTTGCCATCATAATAGGTTTTAAATTTATCTGATTTAGGAACATTCACTGCCATCATCAAAGAATTATATTTTAATTGATTGTATCCTAAATCATATCCATTTGGATCTATGTGTTCTACTACGTCTCCATATATTTCAAAATAAAAAATATTAAATATGTCAGAATTTTGAAAAATATTTAACACGTCTGGGTTTGTTATTTTTGTTATATTATTTTTTATATTATAATTTAATTTTGCACAATTAAATAAAGATTTTTTATTAGGAGGATTTTTAAAAATATACATATCAAAGTTAACTTGATAAAAGTTAATATCTTGACTTTTATCAAGTGAATAATTTTTATATGAATCTGGTGTAGAGTAATTTGAAAATTTTACATCAAACTTTATCTCTTTAAAAAGATTAAAAATTTCTGTTTCGTATTTGATTAATTGTTGTCTAATATCCATTTAACTAATTAGTGTTGCAAAAGAAGTAAGCATCTTTTTATTTACCCCCTTTTTAGCAAGTGCAGTGGTGAATGCCTTACCAATTTCTTTCTCGGAAGCATCCTCATCAACTTGAAATTCGCTATTCGCAGATAGCGAATCAGTGCCCATCAGGTAGAGAGACTGATAACCAAGATGGTTAACAAGCTCAGCAGACTTAGTTTTTTTCCACTGCTTCTGCACTTCGATCCAATCAGTCTTACATTCTTCAGCGTTATAGGTGGTGTTAAGACCACGACCATTCACCAGACGAATACCAATCAGGTTTACATCAGGGAAACGATCACGCACATTCTGAAGAAATACTTTGGTGATGAGGTCAGAGTTACCATAGTATCCACCATTGTCGAAGCGAGGATACACGCGACCAGTCTTACGATCACGCAGAACACAATCGCTGCTGACATAACTAGTGCCAAGACGGCTACCGTAAGACTGGTCAGTGTAGTAGTTGATGCTGGCAGACTCACCATCGGTCAGAATAATCACATTGGTTTTCTGAACCTTGTTACGCTTCTGAAAGTCGGGAATGAGAGCAGTCAGAGAGATTGCTGCCTCATGGAGAGGAGTGCCAGACAGAGCGTATCCAGGCGGCAGATGATAACCACAGTAACCTGCTTCACCAGCAGCAAGACGCCAGAAGTTTTTAAGTTGTGCTTCAAGGTCTTTACCATTGCGACCATTGCTACTCACAAGATTCAGCAGATTAAACTGGTCACACAGTTTGACTTGACCAGCTTTGGGTTTCTGAATGCGAGGAGATTTGGTGCGAGTTTGAGTAACATAGTCGTAGCTCTTTTGCCACCAGTAGTCATTGGTGAAAGCGTAGATGTCAAAAGGAATCTGCACTTTCTTACAGAACCATGCAAGGTTGAGCAGTTGCTTGACAGTATCCTGCAGGATGCCACCCATAGAACCAGACCAGTCAAGGATAAAAATCAGACCGTGATTCTTACCATCGGGCACAACATTGATTTTCTTAAACACATCTTCATTCCACTTGTAGGTATGAAGCAATGCAGTATCAAGGATACCAGTCTTGGCAGTAGATGCACGAGCATACTGATCTGCAGACTTACGCATCTCAAACTCTTTCACAAGGTAGTTAACCTCACGCTGAGCTTCGCTACGGAAAGTCAGATACTGTTTGTCAACTTCAGCAAACACTTTATTGGTTTGCTCATTGAAACAAATATTGCAATCTTCCTGCACCTGCTTGTTGTTAACAACAATGTCTTCTATCTTAAGGTCTGGCAGCTCAATGTAATGAAGATTCTGGGAGCGAGGATAGTCGCTAATCAGTTGTTTTTGATTCTCAGTGAATGCTTTATCGGTTTCAGACTCAAGCGTATTGTGTTGACCAGCACCACTGGTAGCACCTTCACCCTGATCATCGGGTTGATCGGAATCAGCGTTACCTTCAGTTTGGTTACCGTCACCAGAAGTTTGCTGAGGTTGCTCACCCTCACCATCAGTAGAGTCACCCCCACCTTGAGTAGATTGCTGAAGGTCGCCTTGCGCCTCAACAACCTGCTGTTGTTCCTGTTGCTCAGTGTATGCAAGAATCTTGCGAGCAACATCTACAACTTGCTCAAAGGTTTCAGCATTAGCAAGCTCATCTACGATTGCTTTTTCTTGCTCATTCCAAGAGAAGACTTCACCAGCGTGAATGCCAATCTTAAAGTAAAGATTCACACGGTCAATCAGAGCATAACTATCCAGCTCACGCTCACCGATACAGAAGAAATCTTCATCTTGCAGTTCTTTATAACCAGCGTAGAAGTTACGGGCGAGACCAGGAAACTTACGCTTCATCAGTTTCTCAATGCGAGCATCCTCACAGACATTCAGATACGACTGAGGGATGCCATAGTCATTACCCCATTTATCAGGAGTGTAGAGAGCATGACCGACTTCATGACCGACCAACATATCATATACGTTGGCAGATGCTTTCTCCCACATAGGCAAAGTCAGCACACGATCCTTCACGTTAAACATCGCCGTCTCTACAGGGCGATGCTCTACAATAAGATTCTCGGTAGCGAGGAGGCGAGCGAGATTGCCCTTGACTTCGGCGTTGAACATCGGTCTCTTTCGTTGATGAACCTACTATACGACAAAAGGCGACCCCTGGCAAGGGGGTCACCGATTAGTTTTCGTAATAGTCAATATAAAGAAATCTTATAGGTGTCTTTGCTGGATTATTTGCATAGTGTAAAGTATGCAAAGCATCTAAATTTTCAAATTTATTTTTTATCCATTTATATCTAGTATTTCCAAAAACGTAATATGCTTGATCATTTGTTTGTAAAACAAAATGTGTTGTTTTATAATCTTCACCACCTTCCCACGGAACGTATATGTTTTTAGGATTTCCTTTCAAAATATAAGATACATTTTCATGATTGTGAAGAGCAACATAACTTTCTGGCATAATAATTGTATAATTTACATACCTGATATTTTTATCATAAAAAATTTTAGGAACATTTAAATCATATCTGTCGCCAAATTTGCTCCTCAAATTTTTAATTGTTGTTTTTGGTTCAAAAATATCTGTTTCTTCAGGCAACAGTGTTGTTGCCCAAAGATTAATTTCTTCACTATGTTTAGATAATTGTTCAATCATTCGTTTCATCTGTTACATAAGAGAAATTCTTATGCTTCTCAAATCTCAGGCAGCGATCAAACTTATCTGCGATATTGTCTCGGTGAGAAATAACAAATACGTTTGTCTTCTCATCAAAGGTTTTGAGAATCCATCCTAAATCACTGTTACCAGATTGATCAAGTGACCCGTCAAAGATTTCGTCAAGAATTAAAAGGTTAGTATCCACAGAATTCTTGAGTTTAGCAATAGCTCTCCAAGTAAGCAAAAGAGAAATATCAATACGAGCTTTCTCTCCTTCAGAAAAAGATTCATAACTAAACTCATCCCGATAACGTGATTTGATTACCTCTTCAAAACTTTCGTTGAGCATAAACGATGCTGGAAACTCCATCTTATCAAGGTAATCATTGATAAGTTTATTCATCGTCGGGAGGTATTTTTTGATGATCCTCGTTTTGATCCCCGAGTCTTTGAGAAGTTGTGCCGCCGTGAGGAGGCAATCTTTTTCTTCTTTTGTTTCAGAAATAGTTTCTTGGATTTGCTTCCCATCTTCGCTGAGGGATTTAAGAATTGAAAATTGCTCTCGTTGATTGACATCTGAATCCCGCAGTTTTCTGATGTCGTCGTCCAGTTCTTCAATTCGTCTATGAAGTGACTTAATTTCATTATTGAGTTGTCGATTCTTTAGATTGAGTTCGTTTATTTCATCAATCAAAAGAATAAAGGTATTCTCTTTACTTTGGAGATCGGAAAGTTGTTGTCCCAGATCAGACATAGCTTTTTCCACCTCAACAAGTTTATCCGAGAGAACTTGGATCTTCTCTTGTTTAAAATGCTCCTCAATGTTCTGCCCGCATGTCGGGCACGAATCATTCTGCTCAAAGAATATTTTTTCCTTATTATATGTTTTTTGTTTGGATGATATTTTGTTGCTGAGCGTATTAATCTTAGTGATCGTTGCTTTAAGCGTCTGCGTGTTTGAAACGGCAGCGGTCTTAGCGTCGATTTCCTTGTCGTTATTGAGGATTTCTGTTTCATGATTTAGAGCTTCTGTTAACAGAGATTCTTTTCTATTCTCTTTTTCCTGAATATCTTCTTTATTCTTTTTATCAATTTCAAGCATAAACTGCTTCTGCATGTCAATCTTCTCTTTGACAAGTGAGAGTTTATATTCGTGATCTTTTAATTCGTCGTTAATTACTTTAATCTTTTCTTTGAGATTGACATTCATTGTTGAGAAGATTTGAATGTCAAGAATGTCTTCGATAATTTCTCTGCGAGCAGCAAGAGGAAGACGCATGAATGGCACAAAGGTCGATGACCCAAGTACAACAATTTGAGTAAACGATTTGTAATTCATCTTCAGAATCGTTTGCTCAAAATGTTTCTGTTGATCTACAGCAGAAGAATCTTGGTTGAGTAGCGCACCATTCTGATAAATTTCAAACTTGTTTGGTTTGATACCACGAATCACTTTGTATTTATTATTACCAATATCAAAGTTAACTTCTACAACACAATCAGATTGATTGATAGAGTTGAGAAGTTGTGGTTTATTAATCTTACGAAATGGTTTGCCAAACAAAGAGAAAGTGAGAGCATCTAGAATGGTTGACTTGCCAGCACCATTAGTTCCCACAATCAAACTACTCTTCCTATCGGTCAGAGAAATCTCTGTATACTGAGCACCAGTGGAAAGAAAGTTTTTCCATTTAATCGTCTTGAAGATTATCATATGATCTAGGGGGAACAATAATGTCGTCAGGTTCAACAATGAGATATTTCATACCTCGTAACTCACACATACCAATACCTGCTTTAGTATCGACTTCATAAGTCATGAGTGGAGGAAGACTATCCTCGCCATCTTGATTTGCTATTAGCAATCCCAAGTAACGTTCTGCATCATCTTCTTCTTGAAAAAAGTATACCACATGATCACCCTCGTCGTCAATAACTGAGTAAACTCCATCAGGATGTTCTTGGAGAGTGATCAAAAACATTTATACTACCTCACAGCTTTCAATATATAGTGACTTCATTATACTCTTTAACTTTGCTTTGTCTACAGCAATCTCTACCTCATCAATATATTCATTAAGAAGGGTGAGTGTATCTTTGATTTCTACGTTATCGTCTTCTTCTACAAAAGAATCATTGACAAGCGTTTCGATAATTTTGACATCGTGAGGGGCAACTGCAAACACAGAGTCTACAAACTTTTCAAACTCAGTATAATCTTTTTTATCTTCTACGATAATCTTGACAAAAGAATTTGCACACTCACTGGTATCGAAGCTGAGATGAGAACCAGTAGAATCATTATAATAGATTTTCTGGAAAATCTCATAAGGGTTCTTGACCCGCTTGAGTTTATTTGTTGTCGGTTCATAAAGGTGGAATCCTCTTTCGTCTTTATAGTCATTCCAGAACATCTGGTAAGGATTACCTAGGTAAGTAATGTTACCTCTGGTAGATTTGTGATGGTAGTGACCAGAGAATACTTGTTTAAATTTTTTGAAGATGGAAGGATCCATACCATGCTCCTGTTTGTTGCCAGGTGTTACTTCAAAACCAGATAGTTCAAGATGACCCATAGCAATCTCGGCACTAGTGCCCTCAAGATGCTTCATGGTATCCTCATAGTTGCTTGAGTTGATCCAAGGCAACATCAGAATCTTAGCACCATCAATCATCACTGTCTCTGGGTGAGCGTAGATTTCAATGTTGCTGAAGTCTTTGAGCAGAAGTTCTGGTGAATTAATCTCGTTTGTATTCTTGTAGTAAGTGCAATGATTACCAAGAATCATGTGAACGAAGATACCCATATCTTCAAGGCGTTGAAAATAATAACTACGCACACGGTTCCAAACATTGAAATCAATCCCCTTACGATTATCAAATGTATCACCGAGGTCAATAATAGTTTTGATTCCGTGTCTCTCCAGTGTTGGGAAGAAGATGTCGTCGTAAAACTTTTTAAAATATTCCCAAAAAGCGACACTACCCTTTCTCCCATCTAAATGCTGATCGGTAATAAGTGCTACTGTCATCGTTTAGATCTCATTTCAAGGTTTTCTTTGATGCTGTTCATATCAGCACTACTGCTATTATATCCATACATGTCACCACTGTGACTATCCATATGCAAAACTTCATCAAACCCTGACCTTTCAAGAATTTTAGTTTTAATATCTAATTGTTTTTTCTCACGTTGAATCCTACGCAAGAAAGCATAATAGATAATCTGAGTGAAGTAAGCAAATGGATTGGTAGATTTCTCTGGATTGAAGTTGTCAATATACTGCAAACAGTTTTCAATCCCATCACAAATCATATCATCCCTAAACATGTAGTTGACAAAGTTTGGTTTGTATGATAAGTGTGTAGCAATCTTAAGAAAACATTCCCCAATATAGTTGGGAACTTTGGGCTTGGGTAAATCTGCTTGTTTTGCCAAGGCAACTTCACGTCGATACACCATCAGGGCATCGAGGAACTCTCGGTTATTAACGTAGTTTTCCTTGGTTGTTCTTTTACCCATCGGTTTATCGACTGTTATCATGGTTTATATCCGTTGGTGTGAATATTGTAACACACTCAACAGTTATTGTAAAGGGGCTTGACACAACCTGTAAATCCGTATATAATAGCAATGTTGCGCCTTCAAGATTTATTATATATCTCTTCTAATAACTTCTTAGCTTCTTTAATAGATCCTAGAAATCCTTCTTGGTTTCTAGGATTTTGTCTTTTATTATTTGATTTAGATTGAGTAGAATTTATTTTTTTATATTTTGATCTGTCTTGTAAATGATCTTCATAGCATAAAATTAATTTAGAATCTAATTCAATCATTGTAATAATTTGATTTCTAGGAATAATAAACATTGTATCATAAGTTGCATTTATCCAATCATCAAATACAATTCCTTCAACTATTGTTCCATTCTTTTTTTCTTGTACTTTTTCAATGACTCTTGGTTCTAAAACAACAATAACATCATCATCTGGATCGTAACTAACTTTAGCTACAATCTCTTCACCTGAAGTTAATTTAATAGTTGCATAAAATTCTTCTTCCATATTATTTTAAATCGAGTTTGATGATTTCTACATTAAACTTTTCTTCTTCATATATTTTCAAACGCTCATCTAAATGTTTCAGCGTATAATTTTTCTGTGGTGTTCGGCAATACTCATCGGCAATGTCATAAAGAGTAGCGTAAGTTTTGTTATTGCCCTTACGCAATACACGACCGATAGACTGTAAGTTTCTTACTCTTGATTTTGAAGGTGAAGCAAATACAACATTGTG